AAGAAGTGCAGCAACTATACACAAAGAATTAAAACAAGCAACATATGAAGCAGCGAAACTATTTATAGATGGAACTGCTTTATTTGATGACACGGATAGCACGGATGCTAATTTACAATCACTAACCAATTCAGTTGAAGGTGCAGTGAGTCAAAGTAAGACGTGGTTTAGCCCACAGAACACAAACGTTAAAAGCAACATTGGGAAGTATCTCAGTAACATATTAAGAATTAATAGTCAATATTCGGTTAGGGTTGTATAATGAATCTTAAAACGGACTTTAACTTGTTAGCATACGAGATGATCAACAGTGACTTTGCTGATATAGCTCAATCGTTAACTATTAAAACAGACGATTCAGTTTACGATGAAGAGACTGGAGAGGTTATGGACTTTAATACAGCAGGATCAGTAGTACAGGCCATCGTAGGGCCGTTTATTAACGACAAACTTGAAGCAAGTGATTTTGAAACAGGTGACTTACAAGCAATTGTACCAGTAACAGCATTAAACATAGATTTGTTCTTACAGAGCGATATATTTATGCTAGGTACAGATGAATACAAAGCAATCAACATCACTAAAGACGCAAGCGAATCAGTTTATAAAATACAATTAAGGAAGTAAACGATGGAACTAGCAACTTTATTAACCGTGAGCGGTATAGCGTTTACGATCTTTATGTTTGTGGTCAACTGGTTACGGTCAGGGATTAACAAGAACGAAAAAGAGATTCGCATTATGGAAAAGGGACTGGACAAACATATGCTTCACGTATCAAATAACTATTCATCAAAGGATGAGGTAGTAAAGATGATTGGACTTATTAGTTCCCCAATACAAGCATCGGTCGAAAACTTAAAAGAACAAATGAAAGAAGATAAGCACGAACAGAAAGAAGAAATAAGAAACTTATCAGTTAAAATTGATCAGTTACTAGCAGGCCAAGCAAACAGAAGAGGCAATGATGGCTAGTACAATAAACGAAATAGTTAAAGCCATGGAAGATTGGGCCACTGATGAAACTAACGAATACATTGACAACTTGTATGACGGTGTAAAAGATAAAACACCGGTACGCTCGGGCAGGGCGAAGAGAGGATGGGAAAAACATCACATACAGAAAATGGGTGATGAAGGTGGCGTATCAAATGACGTACCGTACATAGGATATTTAGAAGATGGCACAGTACATATGGCACCACGCAATATGGTCAAGTCAACTATACAAGAATTAGGAAGACGATAATGAGTTTTGCAGACGAACGAAAATACATTGAAAAACAATTACGTGATAACTTTGACAGTTCTATTATTCCTGTACAATATGAAAACGTAGCCACACTAAAGAAAGGCACAGAAACAATTAAAGACTTTAATACAGTAAAGAAGTTTATACGCTTATCAATTACATCAGCAGGTGCCGAACAGGTAGACATAGGCGGTAACTTAGATCGCCACCACGGAATAATCACAGTAGGTATATTTATTAAAGCAGGAATGGGAAGTAACATAGCCCGTAAAATAGCAGACGATATTTATTACATATACAACAGACAATCCTTTAACGGTATACAATGCCGCACATCATCAATTGACTCCTTTCCAGATAACGAAGACGGATGGTATCAAGTAAATGTTAACACAGAATTTTATCGCTGCGAAACATTTAATCCTCCAATAACATTCGCATAAAAAGCATAAATACAATTAGAAAAGTTGCAATGGTGCAACACATTCTTCCAAGTATATAAAGAGATAAAGGAGATTATACAATGGCATGTTTTGCAGATACTAGTCAAACACAATTGGCTTTTGGCGTACAATCAGCACTGGGCGTACAACAAACAACACTTACTGAATTACGAAACACTAATTCATCACTTCAGTTTACGGCTGAATCAGTTCAATCACAAGAGATTCGAGCAGACAGAAACGTAAGCGATATTATCAGAACCCAAAGTTCAACATCAGGCGATTTAGGATTCGAATTAAGTTATAACACTTATGACGACCTATTCCAAGGTGCATTATCAAGTGCATTTACAGGTACAGGAACATCAATTGATCCTTACACAATGGTAAATGGATCAACTAAAAAATACTTTACAATGGAACGTAAGTTCGAAACTGGTGCAACTGATGCATATGAACAGTTTAATGATTTAGAAGTAGATACACTTTCTTTGAACTTAGCAGCATCTGAAATTGTAACAGGTTCAATGAGCTTTATGGGTATTGACTCAGCACAATCAACTACATCAATCGACGGTGACGGTTATACAGCGGCAAACACCAATCGTGTTTATAACGCTGTTAACATGGTAACTTCAGTTAAAGAAGGTGGAGTTGAATACAAAACCAACATCCAATCACTAACAATCGACATTGCAAACAACAAGCGTGAATCAAGAGCAATAGGCTCAGAAGCACCAAGTTGTGTAGGTGATGGTCAATTCGTTGTAACTGGTCAAGTAACAGTTTACTTCCAAGACAACACTGTTTATGATAAGTTTCTAAACCAAACACTAACATCTATTGACGTTACACTAGAAGATGATGCTGGTACTACAGGTAATCAAATTATAATTGATATGCCAAGTGTTTTATACACTAACGTAGCCAGAGAGATTCCAGGTAACAACCAAGACGTATTAGTAGTACTTGATTACCAAGCAATTTATACGCTGGTATCGGTGGTACTATACAATGGGACCAAATAGACTCAGTATAGTAGTTCTACCAAATGACGCTGTTCTGAACAGTTATGATAAATATTGTTTAACATAACATGAGGAACAGCAGATATGAATTTTGAAAAGAGCTATGGTGTAGTTGACCCAATGAGGTTAGCAGAGTGGTTTGAACATGAAGACGGTGGATCGTTTCTGATTGCACCAATGAACAACCCTAAACAAATCGAAGAGAACATTAAGTTAATGAAAGTTAATGATGCAGGTAAGGACTTAACTGAAACATTATATGATGCGAAAAGAACATCGTGTGATATTTTAGCAAAGTCAATACTGATGGATTGGAAAGAAGTTAATGATTCTGATGATAAGGAAATGAAGTATGATGCAACGAAAGGTGCTGATATACTTTATAACTACGATGATTTTAGAAACTGGGTTGTAGAACATTCGAGCGAACTAACTAACCAAAACGAAGAAAAGAAAGAAGCCATAGTAAAAAACTAACTAAGTATCTGATATGGTACGTTACGATTTATGTACCAACAGCCGGGACACCAGGAGGAGATGTGTTCATAGATAATAATCCCCCACCCGCATTAGATACTATAGATAGTTATTTCTTAAAACATTTTATGACACTGTTATCAGAGGACTCAATGCCCATCACTAGTGTTATAAGTTATGTTAAAGAGACAGGTTTTACGGATACAAAATTAATGATAGATATTATAAATGGCTGTTATGGTGTTTATAGATCCGAACTTAACAAGTATGAAGAACGTAAGAACCCAACTAATAAAGGATAAATTATGGCTAGCAGAAAGTTCGAACTTGAGATAGACTTAAAAAGTAAAGACGCAGAAAAAGACTTAAAGAAGTTTAACAAAACTCTCAAAGAAACAAATAAATCTACTAAAGAAAATAAGAAAAGCAACGACAATGCCAAGAGTGGTTTCGCCGGTTTATCTTCTTCAATAGGCCCAGCCACTAAAGCATTAGCAGGTATGGGTGCAGCAGCAATCGCAGGTGTAGCAGCATACAGAGCACTTGACCAAGCCATTCGTGCAACAGCAGAACAAGCAAGATTAATAAGCAATTTAGCAGCAGTAGCTGACACAACAATATCACGCTTCCAAGCAATGGATTTAGTGGCTAAACAATTCGGTGTAACAGGCGAGAAACTAGCAGACCAAGTAAAAGACTTTCAAGATAAGTTAGGTGACTTTACGGCCAATAGTGCAGGCCCATTCGCTGATGTGATGAGACAAATAGGATTAACTTCAGGTTTAACAACAGAGCAACTGTCAGAGATGGCAGGACCAGAAGCATTAGGTGCAGTAATAACAGCACTTCGAGGAGCCAATTTAACAACATCAGAAATGAAACAAGCACTAGAAGCATTAGCTTCTGATTTAGTGTTAACACAAGGCGCTTTTGAAAACAACGCACAGAAAATAAGCGACATGGAAAAAGAGTTAGTTGGATTAAACGCAGTATTATCAGCACTCGAAATACAACAACTAAAAGATTATGCCTCTTCCGTTGAAATAATCGATAAGCAATGGGATACGTTTTGGGGTAGATTGCAAATAAAATACATGCCAGCAATGAATGGCTTAAACAGAGTTATTTCAGACTTTCTTAAAATGACAAACAAAGGTGAAGACAATGTATTCGCTGATGCTGATACTGACGCACAGAAAGTAGATAAACTCAAAGAATCAATTAATAAACTTAATAAAGAATTTGATAGACTTGAAAACTTTAATGGTGGAGGAGGCATTGACGAAAGAGATGCTGGATCAGCAGATTTACAAAGGGTAGGTGCTCAACTAACTAAACAAGAAGGTCAATTAGCAATAATTGAAAAAAGGATTGCAGATAAAAAAGCTGAAGGTTTAGCAGTTCAAAATGCAATAGACACAGCATTAAAAACATCTAATGATAATTTAACAAAGCAACTTAAAGTTATACTCGGTGATCAAACACAAATGACAGCCAACTTAACAGCATTTAATGCGGAGTTAGCAAGGACAGCCTTTGTGGAAGGTAAAATAAAAGGTTTAACAGATACTTATAGCAAAGATGATTTGGATAAATTAAGAGTAGCATATGGTACGTTTTATGATGAAAGAATACGTTTAACATTAGCAGAAGCTGATGCAACTAAAAAAGCAACTAAAGCAACACAAGATAAAACAGCAGCTGACAAAGCAGCAAAAGATGCTGCAGATAGAAAAGCGGCAGCATATGACTCAGCTCACCAATCTTTAACACGCGAACTTGCTTTACTTAACGCAGGCAACGATGCCGAACGTACTCGTATAACACTATTGCATCAAGCACAGGATTTAGGATTAGATCCAGGTAGTGCTGGTGCTGAAGCGTTATCATCGCTACAAGCACAAATAGACGCACGTCAGAAACACTTAGATATACTTGAAAAAGAAAAAGATGCAGTAAAATCCTTAGCAGAAGCAATGGGCCGATGGGCTTCTGGTAGTAAGGATGCTATTAAACAAGTTATAGCAGAACTTATAAGACTTGTAGCAATTAAAGCATTCGGCGGCACAGGATCGTTTATGGGCGGCTTCCTAAGCGGATTTGGATCAGGTGGGATGAACGGTTACGCATCAGGTGGTAACTTTAACGCTGGTGAAACATTTATGGTAGGCGAACAAGGACCAGAGATTATAACAGCATCAGCACCAGGATCAGTTATTCCGAATCACAAATTAGGTGGTGGCACAGGAATAAGTATCAGCCCACAATTAGTTATTAACGGTGGTGTAAATAACGCTGACGAATTAAGTGCAGTATTAAGTAACTTCAGTAACGAGATAGCAAGTCAAACTCAACACTTAATAAAAACACAACTTGGACCAAGAGGAGTATTTGCATAATGGCAACTTACCCAACAGCAACAACATTAAAATATGATCAATCGTCTAAAGCAAATTACAATGTAAGAAGTATACAAAGCGACTTTGGAG